CGACACGACAATGGCGGTGGCAAGGGTTCCCACCCCAGCCGCAACCATTGCGCCCAGCGCGACCTGTCGGATCACCGCGCGGCGGTCGACTTCGATCGAGATTGCAGCGGCTGCACCCCCAAAGGCACCCCAGGCGGCTGCGGTTAGGGTGGCACTCGCGGCCAGCGCCTCGCCTACCTCTGCCCACATGGTCGGCTCATCTGACATGCTCTCAATACTCCCTACGCACCGCGTGACCGCTCTCGACCAAGAGCTCGTTCACGTTTTCCCCGTTATCGAGGACGATTTCACACAGCCAGCGGCCATACTTGCCCTTTTTGTCCTTGAACGTGCGCACGGTGAATTCGTCACTCTCGGTGATCAGGTCGCGAACGAAATCACGGGCGGCGAGGCCAGCCGGTCGGCTTTCCCCGCGCACCTCGGGCGTGTCGATCCCATACAGGCGACAGGGGCCAAGGTCTGACCAGATCCCGAACCCCAGGTCGACATTCAGGCGCAGGGTGTCACCGTCATAAATCGGGTGTGATTTGCTGCGTTTGCTGAGCTGCGCGCGATAGGTGTACACTATTTGCCCCTCTATCCTTTCTGGCGAACATGCCAGACCGGCACCACCCGCCCCTCTGGCGCTTTCCCCTAGACCACGTCCGCTTCAATCGGAGATACCCCCCACGCCGCCAGAGCGGCATGCGGGTTGTCGCCAGAGAAGGCCGTGATCTTGGTGGTGTCAGCAGCGACAAGTGTATCCGTCAGAACAAATGCCGCCTGTGCGGCCTGCACCATTGCGAGGTCTACCCCCTCGGGCAGTCCAGTTTCGACCAAAACACCCGCCAAGACCGAAGGGTCGGATACCCCTACGATCTGCGTATCGGTCCACATGCCAGACGACACGGCATAAAGGCTGCCGTCTGCGTCCTGATATGTCGCCCCTCGATAGCTATTCAGGCCGGTAGCCTTACCGAGAACCACCATGACGTGGTTTGCGGCTTCAATCAGCGCCTCGGGCACCATGACTGTCACACGCTGCATCAAATCGACCTCCCCTGCATTCGGGCCATTGCTGTGTTATTTTGGGCTATAATAACGTCTGGCGGGACTACATCATGGAAGGCCACGGCAGCGATCGTGCCGGAAAAGAAGCGGCTTGTTCCGTTTCGCCCCCCAATGAACAACGGCCAGTTACCAAAGTTCCCGCCTCCCAAATTGGCCGCGTTAGAAACCTCAACGCCGTCAACCTGGAAACGCAGAGCGTCATCACTGATCTTGGTAATCCCGGTCAGGACGGCGGTATTGGGCGCGGCGTGGCCCGTTTGTGAGATAGAGACAGGGTTCGTCCCGTGAACCGCAAAGCCAAATTTATCTTGTGCCGCGTCGGGCGGAGCGCTGAATTGGAAGCTACCGTCATTCCCAAAATACGAAGTGCTTAACTCCAGCGGGTAGCCGATCACAGCATCGCTGTCCTTCGTCAAAGCTATCATCGCTGTGATTTCGTCAGTGTGGCTCAGATTGACGGAACCGACTGACTGCATCCAATCGTCAATGCCATCGAAATGCAGCCCCGCAGCGGTCCTGGTCGGGCGATAGTCGTCATTCACGCCTTGGATTATATCAGGACCGACGGCAGCCCGAACCAGAGCGACAGGGTCGCCAATTCCAGCCGGGATCAACCCTGCTGTGTCCTGAAACATCGCAGCGTTGACGAAATCGAAGGCTAGGACCGGCTTGGTGGCTAGGATGGAACCAAAGGGCGAGCGGCGGCGGCCAAAGGGAGACATGCCGCCCCCAAAGAACGGGCTATGCATAGCTGCGGAAAACAATTGCGTCGTTTTCCTCGCAAAGCACGAACAGTCGACAGACACCCGGCAAGCCCGGAAAAATGGTGCTCATCAACTCACCCGCAACCGCTTGTTTGGGCAGCCATTCAATCATATTTTCAGGTGCGGGCGGCGTTGTGTCCACCGATCCGCCAACCATAAATGACCTTTCACCCTTGTTCTGCAACGTAACTAGATGTGCATCGCTGGCTGTGATCATGACCGGAATGGTGCCGGCCAGGACTGTAATGGTGCCGTGTTGCATAAGTTTCTCCCTTTAACGACTGTAGGGTGCCTGATTTTCAATGTTGGGCCCTCTGGCGCTTTCCCCTATTCGGGTCGTTCTGACTTGAAGGCAGTCGAATACCCGCTTTCGCCCACCTGGTGGGTGGCAGATGTGATCACCCACTCGCCAGAGGCCGCCGCGCTGAAATCCATCGGCACGATGCGACCGTCTGCGACAATGTTCGGATTTCCCGGCAAGGTTGCCTCGAAACTCTCACGCGCGCGGCTCGCGCGGCGGGCCTCGGTTTCCGCGGCGGTGGTCGCGGTCTCCTTTGATCGAAACCGACCTTTCAGCCGACGCACTGGTTCGCCTTCGCCCACTTCGACCTCGACGTCCTCGGCCTTTTCTAGGTCGCGATAGGTGGCAATCACGGTTCCCACCATGTCGCCGAACGTGCGGCGCATGGACCAGCTCGACACGCTTTTCTCGCGCAAGCGAACCGTGGGCAATGGGTTTCCTGTGGCGCTGGTGCTTTCTGCCCGGGCCCCTACAAACAAGACACCGCCCGCGGGCTTGGCGATCAAATCATGAGCCAAGGCGATACGGGTCAGCACCGACAGGTCGCTTTCGTCGATTTGGTCAATGTGGCCGGCAATGATCGCGGCGGCGGTTTCTGTGGCGCCCGGCTGCAGGCCGTTTTCCCCCGACATGGTGGTGACAATATCGCCAAGGGTTAGGTCGCTGGACCAGTTTCGGGTTTTCTGTTGGTGGATGGGTGCGAGCCCGCTTTGCGTTTCCCCCTGCGCCTTGGCGCGGCCTGTGACGGTGATCGAGCGTGGCGGCGAGCTCTCCTCGATCTCATCAGCAATGAACAGCCCCATGGACTTGAAAGACCCCAGATAACCTAGCGCGACCTCGATTTCCGCACCTGGTGTCGGCATGGTCGCGGGGCCCAGCGCGCCAGTGTTCACAAAGGTGATTTCGCACGTGTCAGAGCTCACCCCGGCCGTGTCGGTCACCCGGACAGAACGAAGGCGGGAAAAGGCAAGGTTGCCCAGCGGGACACCGCCGACCGTGACGCGCACCAGGGGGCGGAAATCAATCAACCCCATAGTGAAACCGTTTCAGCCTGCGCGGCGTCCGCAAGGTTCGGCAATTCGACCACCGTGCCGATCGGCAGGACCGGCCCCAGCGCCGCCAAACCCGGATTTGCAGCCAACACAGCCTCGACCTTGTCACCTGTTAGGGCGCCATAATGATCAAGCACAATGGCGTCGAGCATGTCGCCTTCTTTAGCCGAATAGAATTGAGAGGAACCCGCCATCGTATCGTCCTAACCTCATGCTGAAATCTTGCCGGTGGGGAATGCCACCCGGCGCAAATACCTGTTGCCCCTCGGTGATCGCCTCGACCACCCAAACACCCATGAACTTGCCCAGCCCTGACACCAGTGGCAGGGGCACACCCAGCGCGGCCTGTCGGCGCAGCTTTGACACCTGCCCCAACCCGCCCATGAAATGGGGATGGATCACACCCTCGATCTCGATCGTATCGGGGCCATAGCCGGTGAATTGCAGGGCGTCATTCGTCCCGATCCGTGCCTGACGTGCCCAGCGATATTCCGAGGTGCGCGTGAGACGCTGATAGGCCGCGCTGTCCAGTGCGAACTGGAACCGGCCAAGCTGTAGCATCACGTCAGCCATTACGCATCCACCCCGCTTGTCCGCTCGGCGTCATACAGGGCCGAGTGACTGTTTTGCCGGGTGCGGCGGTCCAAGATCCTGATCACCTCCTCGGCAGACGCGCCGGGGGCGTGGATCGTGTAACTGTTGTTGTTCGTCACACTGGGTGCGGCAGCCATGGTCGGTGCCATGGACGGCGTGGCCACGCGCGAGAGCATGGCGTCAAAAGACTGCCCACCCGCCGCCAGAGATTGCCGAGTGGCCCCTGAAATGCTGTTTGCATAGTCGGACATGCGGCGCAGGGCACGATTGTTGGCGACGTAGCCGGCGCGGCTTTCGAATTTCAGCTCTGTGCCACGCTCACCAGTCAGGAGCGCCCCCGGCAAATAGTGGCCTCCCAAGGCCTTTCTCTGCATGTGGCCCGGCGCGCTCTCGTCGCCGCCGATGCCGATCGCACCCAAGACAGCGCCGCCCGTATCCTTGACCCAGCGCAGGCCGTCAATCACCGGGCTGACGATCTTCGACAGCCATTCGAATTTGGATCCAAGCCAATCAAGCACCGACCCCAGCGCAGTTTTGGCCGTTTCCCACGCGGCAGCGATGGTGTCTCCAATCGCAAGGCCGTCGATCACCGGCTTGATGCTGCCCACCCAAACGCTCGAGAACGTATCGCCCAACCCAGTGAAAAAACCACCAACGGCGCCACTCACAGTGTCCCATGCATCGGAAATTGGCTTGGTCAGACCAAGGCCGTCCATTACCGGCTTGATTACACCGTGCCAGGGGATGCTGAGATATGCCCCAATCAGGCGGAATTGCTTTTTCGCGGCGCCTTTCAGCCCCTCCCACGCGGTCCCGACCCCACTCGCGGCCTTGTCCATGTCCAGCGTGAACACGCCAGAAATGAAATCACCAAACCCCGTGAAGGTGTTTTTGACGTCTCCCCAGAGGTCAGTGAAAAACGCGGAAATACCATCCCAGTTTTTGTAGATCAGATAGCCACCCGCTGCGATCCCCGCAATTATCAGGCCAATCGGGTTTGCGACCATGGCGGCGCCGATTGCGCGGATGCCGCCAACAACAAGCGGGGTGGTCATAGCCAGCGCGCCCATTGCCCGGACCAGACCAAACACCGCACCGCCGAATCGAACAACGCTCATGATGGTGCGCGACGCCAAAACCGTGCCGATGATAATTCCAAAATTTCGCCAGCCACCGACCATATCGGCCGTTTTTGTCGCGACCCCGCGCACGACACTGCCCACAGTCCCCAAACCCTCGGCAACCTCACCCAGAACGGGCAAAGCGTCCTCGACCCCTGTCGCGAAGGCATCGGCCCAGGCCTCGACCTGTTCCCGATTTCCCACCAGCGCCGTGCTGATCCGCTTCATGGTCTTGGTGACCACTGGCATGAGTGCCGAGCCGATCGTGTTTTTGAAGCCCTTCCCGACAAGCTGCAGATCGAGCAACGTATCTTGGAACACCTCAGCGTCGCGCGCTGCGTCCTCGGACAACACATAACCCGTGCGGCGTGCATCCTCGCGCAGATCCGCAAGGCCGCTTGAGCCGTCGCGCAGCATGTTGATCATGGCAATGCCAGAGCGCCCAAACAGATCGTTTGCAATCGCCGCTTTTTCCGCCTGAGTTCCGACCCCTTGCAGGCGGTCGGAAATCACGCCCAGGGCTTCCTCGGGTGACAGGGCCACAAGGTCCTTTGCAGACAGACCGAGCTGTTCTAGAGCATCTTTTGCGGCCCCAGTGCCCCCCATCGCCTCGCCCAGGTTCTTGCCCAGTTTTTCCATGGCGCTATCGAATGAGGAGGTGGCCACACCGGATCGTTCAGCCGCATATCGCAACTCTTGCAGCCCCTCGATCGACAAGCCGAGCTTGTCGGCTGTCTTGGCCACATCATCGCCGAGGGCCGCCGTCGAGCTGGCAAGCCCGAACACGGCAGTGGCGGCCAAACCCGCACCGACAGCCACAGCGCGCGAGGCGCGCCCGACCTCAGTGGCCATGCTCGAGAATGTGCTGCCGACCTTGCGTGATGCCTTCTGCGCACGGTTCCACCGCTCTTGCGCACGGCGCAGGCGATTCAATTGGTCCTCGAGCTGGGAATATTCGCGATCGAGCGCTTCGACCGATTGGCCTTGCTTTTCAAGAACGCGACGCTGTTTCGCAAGCTCGCGCTGGCGCTTCTCAACCTCTTTGATCGAGGAGCCGACACTCGCCAAACCGGATTTCAGAAAGCCGATGTTCTTTCGCACCGAGTTTTCAAGCACGGCGCCGACTGTGATCGAGGCGTTAAGGCGCTGGTTTTTACTCATTCTTGGGGAGCCCCTCAATCCACCACCAGAAGCGGGTGACCGTCATTGTCTCAATCTCTGACCAAGGCCACCCTGTGAAGCGGGCAAGGGTTAGAGCCCCTGCCCGGACTTCATCGCTGGTCAGGAGTGAAAAAACTGCAGCGCGGTCTGCACCCGCAAGTAGCGACGCAGGGTTAGCCCTTGGATTACCTCGGGCGCCTGTTCGACCAGGTTTGCAATCATTGTCACCTCGGCCCAGCCCGGACCTTTGGCCTTTTCTACCGGCTCGGCGGCAAGCTGGTCGCCCACGGTGGGTTCGCGCATGACCAACGCCTCGACCTTGGTGCCGTCAATCATAATCGGGCAGCCCTTAAAGCTCACTTGCAGCGAGCCGTCGTCGTTCTCGGTCAGCCACTCGGGCAATTCTTTTTCGTCCATGATGCCCTCTTACAGACCGATGTTTTCGCGATGCACGGCAAGCTGGTCGACACCGTCGACCATGCGCACCATGTTGACCACGTCGATCTCTGTCAGGACCCGCGAACCGTGGGTTTCCTTGTAGAAGGTCAGCGACATGTTCAGGGTCAGGGACGGTTTTGCCCCGGCACCCCAGGTGCCGCGCGCAACCGAGATGATCTTGCCGCGCATTTCGTGCGCCACAGCGGTCGCGGTGCCGTCCAGCGATTCCAGCGAACCTTTCGCGGTGAACTGCACCCCGGCCTTTTCTTTGATGCCCCACAGGGCCAAAACGTCGGCGTCATAGCTGGTCAGGACAAAGGAACAGGTCAGCTTTTCGGTGCCCATGTCGATATCGACCGGGCCGTCCATGCCGCCCCCGCGGAATTCTTCAGTTGCGACCACAAGGTCGGGCGCGTTGTATTCTTCGATCTTGCCGGCATAGCCCCGGCCGTCGGCGAACAGGTTCAGATACTTCAGGATATCCTCAGCGGCCATCAGTGAATTCCTTCCATTTGGCTGTCAAAGTTGTTGCTTTTCTTGCGGTTAACCGACCTCGGAATAACTTGAAGATTCCAAGGCACATGAAGCCCGCAAACGTTTTTCCCGGCGAGAGGCACGATATGATCCACCTCCCATGCAAGCCCTGTCTCAACGCTTTTTTGCGCCGCAAGATCGTAGGCTTCTGCAATCCGCTGCAAATCTTCCCGGCCCAACCAATTGGGTTGAGTTTGTTTTTTCCGGGCCCGGTATTGAGCCCGCAGGGCAGCGGTTTTTGAAAGATTTTTCCGACGGTAGTCTTGGGAATTCGCGTTGATGCGCGCCCGGTTTGTCTCACTGTATTCAGGGTTTTTGGCTCGCCACTTCCGCGATGCCTTGGAGAACCTTTTGGGATTGGCTCGGTATGCCTTGCGTCCAGCTTCCTTTGCGCAGGCTTTACAATACCCGCTCTTCGAATATCATTCTGCGACATGCCCATTGGAACAAGGTAGCCCTGTGAAATACACAGACTCACCCTGCTCCAGCGCAGCATGTCGAGCATTGCGGTGCATTACTCGAACACCTCTTGCACGTAATCATTCACCAGGTGCGAGCGGAACGTGATGTGCTCGGCCGGGTAAACGGGCGTGAAATCAAAGTCGAAAAAGACCTGGCCCAGGGCGACGTTGGCTGCGCTGTTCAGGTCGGGGTCAGCCCAGCATTCACCGCCCAAAATGGCGCCCTGTGCTTTCAGGTCGCGCAGGAAGGCATTCACGTTTGCCGTGACTTCCTCGACATAAGTGCGGGTGATGCCGCGGTCGACGGCCCACAGGTGGGCGCGCAACAGGCTGTCGTTGATGATATCAGCCGTGCGACGCACGCAAAGGAAATGCCACTTGCTGTCGGCGGTCAGGGAGCGGTTGCCCCACAAACGGAACCCGTTTTGGCGAATGGTCGTTGCGACCTTGTTCTCGTTCAACAGGTTTGCCCGGGCGTTCTGGTCACCCAGCTTGAAATCGACGGGGCGCGACGTGCCCACGATACCGTTGATCAACTGGTTGGACGGCGACGCCCAGAAACCGACCGTCAGGTCCATTTTAGCGATGATGCCAGCAACGCGCGACGAGGGCGGCATGTCGACGGTTACACCGCCAACCGAAACTTTGTGCCAGGGGTCGACCAGATAGGTGCGATCAGAACCGAAATCACCAGCCGCCAAAAAGGCGTCTGCGTCGGTCGTGTTGGGGCCGTCTGCAATCACCACAGCGCGCAGGCGCTCGGCAATGCCCTGCATCTCGGCAATAACAGGATTTGCAGCGGCGGTTGGGCGCTGATGGGTGAAACCTGGGGCGATCAAAACGCGCGGGGAAAACCCGACAACGCTTTCGGCACCCACCAAGGCATGAACGCCCTCGAGGTTACCGTCGACGGCATTCACACCGCCAATGACGTTTGCAAGCTGGATCGCCTCGTCGGGGTCTGCCTCGACGCGCACAACAACAACAGCGGCGCCGACCTGGTCGAAAATGCCGTCCATTGCGGCGGGCAAGGTGCCCAAGGCGTCGCCAGTCGTATCCAGCTTGGCCGCTTCAAGGCGCGAGCCCGCGACCAGCACCGGCGTGTTCAGGGGGAACGCCGCGGCGTCAGCATCCGGGGCGGTGCCCACGATGCCAATAACAGACGATTTCACCGCCTCGATTGGGCGGGAACCACCGTCAATTTCGACGACCTCGACGCCATGCAGAAAAGCCATTTTAACACCTCGCGGCCCAATTGTTCTTGGGGCAGCATCTCAGGCGATAGCGTGGCTTTCCTCTGGCGCTTTCCCCGCGCAAACGCGGTTGGCCCAGATTACATGCGCATACAGGTCACCGGGGGCAAAGCTATTGGGGCGAGGCAAGCCCAGCGCATGCGCGCAAAGCTCTGAACAGAACCAGCGGTCGGGGCTGTGGCGCCGAAGGTTCAGAAGTTGTGAGCCGATCAAGCCCGCTAGATCATAAGGCCGTCCGATTTCACCCTGGACGCGGGCAAGCGCGCTCACTGGGGCCCAGGGAACCGGCAAAAACTCCCAATGGCTGGCGCTGAACTCGATCCACTTTCGGCGCACGCCCCCGTCACGAGGGCTTGCCGAGAAACACCAACCTGCCGGGCCGTGGTGGCCAACAACAAGTTCAACGTGGCTAAAGCAAGACCGCGTAACCTTTCGGACTACGCGGTCCTCTATGCGTCCCGTGCCTCGATAAAAGGCAAGCTCGATCATCCGGCAATCTGGGCCGTTGGTTCTCCTTTGTCGAGCTTTCGGATGAACCGTTGCGTTCAAGCGCCTGGCCAGTGTTTGTCCTGGCTGTAGGTTGCGGGAATGGGATGGCTGTCTTTCAGATCACGTGCCGCGTGGATATGTGCCGCCTTGTGCGCCGCTGCGGCCATGCCGAATGCGACGACCTCGGCGGGCGCCATCTGCACGTCAGTGTTGTCGATCGCCAGCCAGGCAAATTGACTTCCGTTGAACCAGTTCAGCTCATTAGAGGCGATCCCGCTCATCTGGGCTGCGAGGGCAGCAGACACCGCGCCGTTGATGTTGGTCACGCTTTCCGCATCGGCCTGGAACAGGTGGCCCTTGAAGCTGAAACCCTCAACAATGCGCCGGTCACGCTCGGCGTTCACATCTTCGGATGTGATGACGGGCGGGGTTGCCACCCAGGCTCCCCCATCCCACGCGAAGTTGAACCCCGGTCGCAAGGGCACCTCGACTGTACCTTCGGGATAGGTGCTCAAAATCACTTCTGGCGGGCGATCTGTCGTTTGCCAATATCCCCGGTCGGGGTGGTAGAAGCCAATCTCAGATTTATCGTTCATTGTCATACTCACTTCAACTCCATCCAACGGTTGACGAAGAGTGCACTTGCGGACTTGTAGTACCCCCAAGGCGGGATGATAGCGCTCGTCACAGCGTTCTCTCCGCTCGCTCCTTCCGTGACAATCACCCAGGTTACATTGTCCATCGATATCTCGAAATCGCAGTGCTGGGCCATGTTGATCACGACCTGCATGGGCTGGTTAGACACGTTCTGATAGGCCACACCGACCGCGCGAGATGCTGTCATGTCTTGCCACGTCTGCCCAACACCGAGCGCCGTCACTGCAATCTGTTGAGATGTGCTGAGCGGGGTCATAATCTTGGCGCTGCTAGTGCCCGCCTCCGCCTCGGCCTGCGTCGCAAGCGCAAGCCGGGCCATCGGCAGAAGCCCCGCATTCAGGTTGCCAGCATTTTGAAAAAATGCCGCCGGCTGGCCAGCCAGCGCGGCCGCATCCGCCGCCTGATCAACGACACCGAGTTTCCCGGCAAGCGCGCTCACCAAGGCGGCGACCTCGCTGTCATTGTCACCGATAGCTACCGCCAGCTCGTTGAGCGTGTCCAGTGCGGCTGGGGCGCCGTCGATCAGAGCATTGATAGCGGCCTGAATATCCGAACTAACGTCGATATTTGCCCATTCCGTTTGCAGCGCCTCTACCTGAGCCTTGAGCCATGCCGTGCGGTCGGCAAGCTCTTTGTGCGGCACGTTGGTGAAGCCCTGCGCCAGGGCAAGGTCAGGCGGGCCGCCATGGACCGGGTCTGTCTGTTCGATCTGGTAGATTTCGTCAGGCCAAGCGACCGTCTCTTGCAATCCAGCCATTATGCTACTCCATGCGTAAACTGCCCGTCATACGTGATTTGGGCGTTGTATGTGTTGGCGACCTCGGTGAAGTCGAGCGCTTTCAGACGGGCGCGAGCGGGCGCAATGTTGGCGAGGATCTCGCGAACTTGCGCAGCCTGTTCCGAGGTGATCGGGCGGGCCAGCCGTAAACGGTATTCGGCCCAGTGGTCAGGCTCGCTGTGGGTAACCGAGCCGTCGTGCAGGATCGCCCCGTCGTAGGTCTCGTGGCCGAACCGCTCGATGATTTCCGCGTCGCCGTATCCAGTATCGGCAAGGGCGCGACGAACCGATCCGATGGTTCCTTTGCGGCGATGAACCTCAATCGAACCGGCGATCGCCTGGCGCTTGGCTCCCTCTGACCAGTCAGCGCCCCAGGTCTCGACCGAAAACGCCCAGGCCAGCCAGCCGAGCAACTCGGGCGGGCATGTCTCGGCATTCATGAGCTTGCCGATCGGAGCCAGATCCGGTGTGTCTGCCGTAACACCCTGTTCAAGGGCCAGTTCAAGAGCGGTGGAATTTGGTGGCAGGATCGACAGCTGATCAGACATCGCGGCCTCCCACGGTGATCACC